TTAGCGTCAAAGTACTTGCCCAGCACCGGCCCAAGAGACGCAACATCGTCCACTGTCTTCGACACCTTTTTTACAAGGGCAACAGCAGATGATATGGCAGATAGGGCGGTGATGGGATCTATCATGTCAGCCTCCCCTGAAATGGTTTCCAAGCCATGCTACGGCAGCGCCAACAGAGGAAGCAATGGTCATCCCCATCCAGAAGCCACCTTTGCCTTTATTAGCCAAAGCTAAAAGCTCCTCAATCTGGCGCTCCATCTTATCTACTTTCTTGTCCATAGACTGTACGCGCTCCCATAAAACGCCGTACTTGACTGGATCAATCTCACCAACATCCATCATTCCTCTCCATTAGTCGTTGGCGCAGGCTCTTCTAGCCACACCTGTCGCCATACACCATCAATCAGTTGAGGATCCTGCTCAACGGCCACCATTCCAGGCGTCCTCGGCATAGGCGTAGGCAAGACAAGCGGGATTCCAGCCTCTTGCAAAGCCTGAAGATTGACATTGGCAGGGATGCTGCCATCAGGATTGAGAAGGAACTGTTTTGGCATGATTAGAAGAATGTGACTACGCGAACATAACCATTGCCGCCGTCGCCGCCTTTGCCAGAGTTCACGCCGTGACCTGCGCCGCCGCCACCTCCACCACCACTGGGATAGCCGCCATTACCTCCGGCACCTGCTGTAGTTGTGCCCGACCCGCCAGAGCCGCCACCGTCGCCTCCTACAAAATATGTGGTTGCGTTACTGCCATTGCCACCATTGCCGTTTGCAGAACCAAATAAGCCGCCACCTCCAGAGACAGCCGTTGAAGTGGTTAAGAGTCCACCACCTTTGCCGCCCCCTTGGCCATTAGTAGAAGTAGTAGACCCTGCCGTAAATCCGGCAGCGCCCCCACCACCACCACTTCTATAGCCGCCCCGTTGACCAGTTGTTCCACTTGATGTGGTCCCACCGCCACCGCTGGCTGAATATGCGGAAGAACCATTGCTGACTTCACCTAATGCACCACCACCTGTGCCAGAAGTACCACTCGTAGTAGTTCCTCCCGAGCCACCAGTCCCAGACCGAGCAAGACCCCAAGATCCAAATGATGAATTTGTTCCATCGCCTCCTTGGTTTCCATTTGTATCATCTACAGTTTGTGCCGCGCCGCCAGTACCGCCCGCACCAACAGTTACCGTTTCAGTTGAACCAAGCGCTGCCGCAGGAATCCATAGTTCTGTTCTGCCGCCTCCACCACCACCACCGCCGCCAGATGCAGCAATTGCAGACGACCCCAATGCCCGTCTGCGGCCAGAGCCACCTCCGCTGCCACCGCCATACATCAGCACATAAACTAGTTTTGCTCCTGCTGGCTTAGTCCATGTGGATGTGCCTGTGCTGGTAAATTCTTGGATGTCGGCAGAAGCAATACCTCCGCTTGCTGATACCCATGCAACACCAGCCGCAGCAGAAGAATCAGCGGTTAGAACATACCCATTCGTACCAGCAGCAACCCGCACATTGTCTGTGCCGTTGTAAGCAATCAAGTCACCCTTAGTGGTTGTTGGAGCAAGCGCGTCAAACGCTGCTGTCTGGGTAGTTTGACCTGTGCCACCGTTTGCAATGGCAAGCGTCCCCGCAAGCGTAATAACACCACTAGTAGTAACTGGGCCACCGCTAGTAGTCAGTCCAGTAGTGCCACCAGAGACATCTACTGAGGTAACAGATCCAGACCCGCCGCCAGAGACATTGACCGTCACGCTGTCGCCAGATGCCGTGGCGGTGATGCCAGTACCAGTGAAGTTGATGTTGCGAACGCCCGAAGTGATGGTCGAGCCTTCGTCTTGGATCGTCACCGTGGAGTTTGTTGACATCGTGACCTTGATCTTTTCTGCAAGATCAGGCGATACAACCTCTCCAACGTTTATCTCACGGCCAGTAGACAGCGTGATGATCAGGCTGCCATCAAAATCAATCTTGGCATCGGTTACAGAGACACCATCATTGCCATCTTTTCCGTCTTTTCCATCTCGTCCATTGCGGCCATCTACGCCATCACGACCAGGCGCTCCATCAAGACCGCGCTCTCCCTGATCTCCTTTAGGGCCGCGCTCAGGAACAATGGAACGAGCGTAATCAAGCTGTGTCTGAACGTCTTGTTTGATTTTCTTGATTTCGTCAATAATCAACTGGACGTTGAACTTGACTCGTTCTTCCTTCTTTGCTTTCATCTCCTGCAAAGAGGCTTCGACTTGAGACAAAGCTGCCAACTTCTCCTCATAGGAGATGTCACCAGACTCTATCTTTTTCAACAGGTCTTTAACATTAGGCATTTTGCTTCAGACCGTTAGTCAACTCGGTTAAGAAGTCTTCTTCTGTCTTAGCTGCTGCCGACAGCTTGTCGGTCATCTGAAGCTCTACAATCTTTGTTTTGTTCTTGATGTCAGCCTCTTTGAGCATCAACTCAGCGATCTTGACCCGCTTGTCAAACTCGCTAGCCTCCTGGCCCTGCGGCAAGTTTTTAGTCGTCGAAGCAATGACCTTAGCCTGAACTTCTTGTGGCATCAACTGAGCCTCGGTCAGCAGCTTCTGAGCCTCTGCTCTGTTCTGCTCGGCCTGCGTGGTCTGCACAGCAATCTGAGCCTGAGCCGCTTGCAGCGCCAGTTGCTGCTGCGCCTGCGCGATCTGTTGGGCTTGCGGGTCTGGCTGACTCATCTGATCGAGCGCCGAGATCAACTCGTACCTGTTACTCAAGCTGGAGTTATTCAAGATGCCTTTGAGGATCAACGGCAGCACTGGCGTGTTCGGCCCCAGCGTCTGCAATAGACCAATGAACTGCTGCTGCTCGTACTCACGGGCGATGATGCCCAGCGTGGCCGTCGGAATGAACTTCATGTCCACCGACGGGTAGCGCTCTGGGTCGAACTGCATATACCTGAACGCCGCCTTCTGGATGAAGGGGATCAGGAAGTCCTCTTGGAAATTGACTAGCGTGCGCTTGTACTTCTTGATGATCGTGGCCACCGCCATCGACATACCCGCACCATCTCTGGCCGCTTGGCTGACCATGCCTTGGATATCGAGCGTGCCGGTTGATTGCAGCAGCATCCGCTCGAACTCTTTGGCCGTATTGAGGTTGTTCGGGCTTGTCTCACCAAACTTAAACGGGAACAAAATCTCGGCTGGGTTGCCGTTGACCATGAACGCCTTGCCCGGCTTGACCTCAAAGCGAGCGCCCCTGGGCAGCCGCGTGGCGTCCATGCCCATCATGGGAGAAGTCGTCAGCGCCAGAGAGTCCAAATGGCTTCTGACCTGAGCGTCAATCGCTTTTTGCATGTTGTAGGACTTCTCCACCGTACCCCGTCCTAGCAGTCGGTTGGGCACCGTGTCGTCCTGATAAGACAGGATGGGCCTGTCCTTCATCATGTACGGATTTTCTTCAGCCTTGAGCAGCATTGAGCCGTTGGCGATCACCACAATGGCCTCAACCATGTTGGTGTAATCTTCAGCCGCTGAGTCGTCAGGGAACAACTCAACCACTTCGCTGTCTTCTTCGGTCAAATACTCCTTGGGCACCAGACCGTAGTAGGTCAGTAGCAGCACCTTCTCGTCTTGGTACTGGCTTACTTCCTGCGTAGGCTCAAGGTCTGTGTCTTCATACGTTGGAGTAATGTTGACCTTGCGGTAAATACCCTTTTCAATGCCCTCTACCACCTTGTGGATGGAGACATACTTCTCAACCGCCACGCCCATGCAGTCGTCAATGCTGGTGCCATTGGGGTCAAACAAGAAGTTCTTAGGATTGACTGGGTTTATCTTGACGGCGACGCGGTTTTTCTCCACAACGCCGATGGCCGCTTGCTGCGGCTGACCGGGAATGCGCTGGGTGGCTGGCTCGAAGACCTTTTCGGTCTTAACAAAAATCTCTCCGATGCCCGTCCCATAGATTTCAGCCATCAATTCGATCTGATCGATAGACTTGCGGATTTTGTCCTGCTTGAAGTCCTCCATCAGTTGCGCTTTGAGCATCTGAACGTCGAGCGGATTGCCATCAACATCCCTCAAATCGTCTTGGATGTCGAAAAACTCGCCCTGGCCGAAGATGGCCTCCATGATCTCAGCGTGCCGCGTCTCGACTGCCTGCTGCGTGGCGGGCGTCACAATGCGGCTGCGTTCGCTTTCGCGGGTTTTGTCTTCCGAAGCCCACTCGCCACGGAAAATACGCTCATATTCTAGCCAAGAATCAAGAAAGTTCGTGTCCCTGTATGTGCGCCAGCGGTCACAGTGATCGACAACGAAAGCGGTTAGCTCTTTGTCGTTCTCTGATGGTTCATCGAACTCGTTTTGATCCATATCAGACTCCACTCACAATATCGAGAGGCTCCCACTCATCGCTGTCTTCTTGCTCGAAGTAGCTAGTCACCGCCAGTTGGTCGATGTAGCTTAAGGCGTCGGGCAGATCGTCATGCACACCTTGCGACGGGAACATCAGTAGCTGGTCTACAAACACATCCCAGTCTTCCTCGCTATTGAGCACAATTCTGCCGTGTTCAAACCGGCCCTGCAAGGACCACACGATTCTATCTGTTTTCTTGCGGTTGCCATGCGTTAGATCAACAATGTGCGAAAAGACATTGTTTTTTCTCATCAAATCGCTCAAATACGGCAAAACGGCGTTTTTCAACGACCCCCTCTCGATTCCGACGCTCAATGGTCTGTAGTCGCGCATGGCAACAATGATCTTTGCCGCCGTTTCCCGTATGTCCCAGCGGCCATGAATGATCTCTTTAACAAACCATTTCCCATCATCGGTGACTTTGACAATTGCAATAGCAGACTCATCTAGGCGTTTTTTGGAGTTTGCGGCTTGTTTAGCAACCTCCTCAAAGCCAGCCAGATCGACCGCCACGAAATAGGAGCCATACTGAGGTTCTTCCCCGTACTTGATCCATTCCTCTTTGAAGACATCGGAGCCAGCATTGGAGAAACTGGCCATGTATTCCTGTTTGAAGGCAAAGCTGGACAGGGTTTTCTTGGCTGACTCGATCTCATCTGGGTCTATCAGAGGATTGTCTTTGGTCGTGAAGTGCCATGCCTTCCAATCTTTATCTTCGCCCTCAGTGCCCAGCTTATACAGGTCATAGAACCAGTTTCTGCCCTTTGGCGTACCAATGAAGATAGCCTTTCCCTTTTTGTCGGACAGGGAGGCCCGGATAACCTGTTCCCAGGCTTGTGGCTTGATGTCGGCAACCTCGTCCAGCACGGCAAAGGTGAGCGACACACCGCGCAGGGTATCTGGCCTATCAGCACCTCGGACGTAGATTCTGGCGCCGTTGATCAGGGTGATGTCTAGGTTGTTGACGTTGCTGGTCTGGATGACCTCCCGCCCTAGTTCCAGCAAGAGATCCCAGACGATCTGACGGGACTGACCCATAGTGGGGCTGACGTACAGCACGGCAGAACCCTGTGGACAGCGTAGCCCCTCGATGATCAGCATGGTTGCTGCGAGTCGAGATTTCCCACACCTACGGCCAGCAGCGATTACCTTAAACCGGGTGGCGTCTGTATAGACCTCTTGTTGCCAGGGCAGCAGTGAGAAGTTCAGATCACTCATTTAGGCTCAACGTCCTCAATATCTTGGTCATCAACGATCTGATCTTGTTTCACCTCAACGCCGATGCCGGAGATGGTGATGTTGACAGCATTGCGCTGGGCAGAGGTCTTCTCAAACAAGCTGACAGGCAAGGCACGTTCCATACACAGTTTGAGCGCAGCCATCTACATAGGATGGTCATCATTGAGGGCAATGTCAATGACTTTCTTGACCACAGCCTCACCCTTGCTCTCAACCAGCATCTTCTTGAGTTCTTTGACTCTCTGGAACTCAGTCTTCGGCAAAACAGCAGGTACTTTATATCCCATGCAGCCCATTGTATAGTAATCTAACATCTAGCTGTCAATGGCAAATACTGATAAAATTATCCTACTTGTTCGCACCAAGTAAAGCCTTTTAGAAGTGGTATAGCCGGCGAGACTACTCGCTGGGTGCGACTATGCCACCCCTAAAGGGCTTTTTTCATGGCGATTTACAGCAAAGCAGGCATGAGGGCTGTTAAGTCCATGCGTAAAAAACGAGCAGAAAAGGCTAAGAAAAAGCTGGAGCAGATGGCACTAAGCAGCCAAGTGATCAAGGATCTTATCCAGAAGAAGGCATCCCAAATTGGATATGCCATAGCCAAGAAAAGCCAACCTAAGCCTCGTCCGGTATTTCAGCCAATCCCAGCCTACAGAACTGGCATGGGGGCGCTTTTTTACAAGACCAGGGAATGGCGCGAACTCAGGTACAGCGTTCTTGTAAAGCTGGGCAAGAAATGTCAATGCTGTGGAGAAGTTGGTGGTTATATTCACGTTGACCACATCAAGCCACGATCACTGTTTCCAGAGCTAGAGCTGGACGAGAGTAACTTGCAAGTGCTATGTGAAGCGTGTAACATGGGCAAGTCGAACAAGGATTCGACCGACTGGCGTTAAGAGTCAAAGGGATGTCGGGTGTGGCAGTCGCACCCTTAAAGGCATAAGATATACGGAAGCCCCAACTGCGAAGAGCAGTAAACAACCTCACCAGGAAGACAGGGGCGGTGACTACAAGATGGTACGCATTGAGGAACACCCTCAGTAATACGGCCTGATGTCACCTCTGGACTAACTCCCCAGAACCGCTAAACGACACCCACCACCTAGTCAGTGGATTCTCAAGACCATGAGAATTGCTACGACTGCCTTCGTACGTCTGTACGTTTCTGGCTATACAAATCAACCAATTCCCACCACGCGCACAACATCGCGTATAGGTCAAATTTGACTTTTTCGGCGGGAGTGGGGTACCCGCAAATTTTTCACCACGACCCGACCCCTCCCCCCCC